TGATGGTCACCATAGAGTTGCTAACGACATTCTTAAAAACAAAGACAAGATAGCTGTCAAAGTTTTTGAGTAAGGTGCAAAAACATTGTAAATAGCCTATACTTAACTTATCTTAATCAACCACTTGGTAAAGGTATGGACACTAAACTAGAGAAAACTGCTGTTAAGCGTAAACCACCTAGAGCAGGTATGGGTAGACCAGCAGGTGTGCCTAATAAGGCTACAGCCAACGCTAGAGAAGCGATTGCCAAGTTTGTAGAGGGTAACTCACACAAGATGGAAGAATGGCTTGTACAGGTCGCAGAAGGCGTTAAAAACGATAGCGATAAATACATTGTTTTACCTAACCCTGAGAAGGCTTTTGGTATGCTCCAAAGCGTTATGGAGTATCACTTACCTAAATTAGCTAGGACTGAACATACTGGGGATGAAGATCAGCCAGTTAAAGTCATTCACGAACATAAGTTCCTAGATTGAAAGAGTTAGTCAAAAGGTACGAATACCCATACAAAGCCCGTGATGCGTTCTTAGACTTTCACAGGCGAGATGAGCGTTGGGCTGTATTAGTTTGCCACCGTAGAGCAGGTAAGACAGTAGCCACGATCTGCGACACTATCCGTAGGGCTATTACCGAGAAGAAGCCTGATGGCCGTTATGCTTATATTGCCCCTTATTACGCACAGGCTAAGAACATTGCTTGGGATTACTTACTTAAGTTTGCAGAGCCAGCCATTGTCAAGGCTAATCAGTCTGAGTTATGGGTAGAACTGGTCAATGGATCAAAGATAAGACTGTTTGGTGCTGACAACCCTGATGCACTCCGAGGTTTATACCTTGATGGCGTAGTTCTTGACGAATATGCAGACATGAAACCTCGTATGTGGGGTGAAATTGTGCGACCATTACTTGCTGATAGACAGGGTTGGGCTACATTCATTGGTACACCTAAGGGCCATAATGCCTTCTATGACATCTATAACGAAGCCCAAAAGAACCCTAATTGGTATGTCAAGACACTAAGAGCCGACCAATCAGGGCTATTGCCTGAGTCAGAGCTACTAGATGCTCAGAAGTCTATGTCTGATAACCAGTACGAACAAGAGTTTCTATGTAGCTTTGAAGCTGCCATCCTTGGTGCTTATTATGGCCAAGAGATGCGTAGAATCACAGACTTAGAGCGTATTACCACGATTGACTATGACCCTATGTTCCCTTGCCATACAGCTTGGGATTTGGGTTTCAATGACAGCACAAGTATTTGGTGGTATCAGGTGGTTTACGGTGAGATACGGGTACTAGACCATCACTCATCTAGCGGTCAACCAATATCGTATTACACAGGTTTACTAGCTCAAAAAGAAGATGAGTTTGGATACAATTATGGCTATCATTATCTCCCTCACGATGCTAGAGCTAAAACATTGGCAAGTGGTGGTAAGAGCATAATTGAGCAAATTTCTGCAAAAATTGACATAAAACATCTAAAAATTGTCCCAAATCTGTCAATTCAGGATGGTATTCAAGCAACACGACTTGCATTAACTCGCACTTGGTTTGATAATAGGTGTGAAGAAGGCATTGAATGTTTACGACAATATCAACGAGAGTGGGATGATGATAAGAAAGTATTTAGAGATCGCCCGAAACACGATTGGACATCGCACTCAGCAGATGCGTTCAGGTATCTCAGCATTGTATGGAAAGATGAAGATAGCCCTATCCTTAAAGATTCAAGAATTACAGGACTTCATGTCGGGCAAACGGATGTAACCTTGAACGAGATGTGGAAAGAAACCCCTAAAATAGTTAATCGTAGGATATAAACATGGAACATACATACCAAGATTGGTACAACTGCATAGCCCAGTACGAGCGTACTTATAAAGAATGGGAAGGCAGAGCCGATAAGATTGTCAAGCGTTACCGTGACGAATCTCGCAGTCGCAACAATCCTACTGCTAAGTTCAATATCCTATGGAGCAATGTTCAAACTATAACTCCTGCTGTATTCGCTAGACTTCCAAGACCTGATGTAAGCCGTAGATTCCGTGACAATGACCCTGTAGGGCGTGTCGCTTCTATGATGCTTGAAAGAGCATTGGAATATGAGATTGAACATTATGGTGACTACGCTAGTGCCATGAAACAAACCGTACAAGACCGTCTATTGGGTGGTCGTGGTACAGCTTGGGTTCGTTATGAGCCACATATTACTGGTCAACAAGCTGGCATGGGCGAAGGTGCTCCTGAAGATGGTTTTCAAGTAACTGAAGATACAGACGAAGCAGAAACCGAAGGCGGTATTTACCGTGAAGATCAGGAACGCATAGAGTACGAATGTGCTCCTGTTGACTATGTTTACTGGCGTGACTTTGGTTTAACCGTTGCCCGTACATGGGAAGAAGTCACCGCAGTATGGCGTAAAGTCTATATGGAAAGAGCAGCCTTAGTTGAACGCTTTGGCGAAGAACTTGGCGGCAAGATTCCACTAGACACTAAGCCTGACACATCTAAATCATTCAATGAAAAGATGGGCGAAGGTTCAAGAGAAGCCCTTATCTATGAGATTTGGGATAAAGCCACAGGTCAAGTTATTTGGCTATCTAAGTCAATGGGTAAGATTCTTGACACCCGTGATGACCCATTACAGTTAGAAAACTTTTGGCCATGTCCAAAGCCAATGTTCTCAACACTAACAACAGACAGCTTAATTCCTGTACCTGACTTTGTTCTTTATCAAGACCAAGCTAGACAGTTAGACACACTTGCAGACCGTATTGATGGATTCATTCAAGCCCTTAAAGTACGGGGTGTATACGATGCAGCAGAGCCATCATTGGCCCGTTTATTCTCTGAAGGTGAGAACAACACACTCATTCCAGTTAAGAATTGGCAAGGTTTTGCCGAGAAACAAGGCATGGCAGGAGCTATTAACCTTGTAGATATTGCCCCAATTGCCCAAGCTTTGAATATGTCTTATCAGGCTATGGATCAAGTTAAAGGTCAAATCTACGAGATTATGGGCATTGCTGACATTCAGCGTGGCCAAACAGACCCTAACGAAACACTTGGTGCTCAGATTATCAAGTCTAACAACGCATCAGGTCGTTTAAAGACTATGCAACATGATGTGGTGAACTTCGCTACAGCCTTGTTACAAATCAAAGCACAGATTATTTGCCAGCACTTTACCGATGACACCATCGTTAAGATCAGCGGTGCAATGCAATTATCCCCACAAGATCAAGCACTTATACCGCAAGCCTTGATGCTTTTGAAAGACGAACCAGCTAAGAACTTCCGTATTGAAGTAACTAGCGATTCCATGATCTATCAGGATGAGCAGCAGGAAAAGCAGGATCGGGTAGAGTTTCTAACCGCAGTTAGTCAGTTTATTCAAACCGCATTACCAGTCGCACAGGGCGCACCTGAACTTACCCCATTGCTTATGGAAATGCTCAAGTTTGGCGTAACCGCATTTAAAGCTGGTAAGGGCATGGAAGGTTTGATTGACGAAACAGCCGATAAGTTCCGTCAGCAAGCACAGCAAATGGAAGGCCAACCCAAGCCGCCAAGCCCTGAAGAACAGAAGATGCAGATGCAAATGCAAATGGAACAAGCCAAGATGCAAGCCCAAGCACAAGCTAAACAAGCTGAAATGCAAATGGAAATGCAGATGGAACAGCAAAAAATGCAGATGCAGATGGAACTGGAGAAGGCTAAACAAGAGTACCAAGCCCAAGAAAACCAGCTTAAATTCCAGCTTGAAGAACAGCGCAATATGATGGATCGTGAGATGGAGATGAAAGTTGCTCAGATGAAGATGAACACCGAGCGCAATACCCAAGTCTTACTTGCCCACATAAACAACGGGGCAAAGATTGAGGTTGCTCGTATTGGTGCTGACGAATCGAGCGGTGAACAAGCCTATATGACAGAAATGGACATGGCTGAATCTATGAAACACCCATTGCAGCCTATTGCCGATGCGATTGGACAGAGCAACCAACAAATGACATTGGCTTTGTCTGACCTGATTAACACCATAAACGAGAATCAAAACCGACCTAAGACGGTTATTCGTGGCCCTGACGGTAAAATCGCTGGGGTTCAATAATGCCGATAACAGTCAAGCATTTAAAGGTATCAACCGTTCCTGATGCTGGGGATGACACCCTTGTAGAGCCGTCAGACTGGAACGCAGACCATACGCTTACTGGTTTGGGTACGATGGCAGAGCAAAACGCCAATGCCGTAGCCATTACAGGTGGCACGATTAGCGGTGTAACCATTCCAGCTTCTAACATTACGGGTACGCTTGGCGTTTCCAATGGCGGTACAGGTGCATCTACTTTGACAGGCTATGTCAAGGGTACTGGCACTACGGCTATGACCGCTTCTGCTACTATTCCAAATACGGATATAACAGGTTTAGGCACGGCATCTACCAAGGATGCTGGCGCAGCACTAGGCGTAGCTACCTTAGATGCAGGCGGTAAAGTACCTGTTTCTGAACTTCCAGCCGCAGTATTGGGCGCACTTAGCTATCAAGGAACATGGGATGCAAGCACTAATACACCTACCCTTACTTCTT